AAAAAATTATGAATGTAAATAGATTTAAACAATTATTAGAGTCTACCATGGGTGATGTTAGACCTTTAATCTCGGAACAAGCAACAACAGTGACAACTCAACCAGTTGCTGCAGGTGGTGGTGGTACCGCAAAAACAGTAAAAATTAATGGTGTTGATGTGCCAACACATGATGACTCTACAGGGAAAAATGCAACTTACTCCAAACTTTTACTTCAAGCATATAATAGTTCTAAAATAGGGAGTGAAACAATCAAACAAATAAGTAAAAATGGCGATGGTGTAGTTTTAGTTTATGTTTCAGATGCTAAACTTAATGATTATGAAAATAGCATAAAAGACCCACTAGGTTGGAGTTATTCTGTTGATTGTGAAAAATTAGATGGATTAACTGAACTACCAGGTGGGGGTAGCACAAGAGGTTGGGGTAAAAGAAAAAGTCTTAATGGTTTAAAAACCGCAAACCACGACATTAAATTAGATGATGCCGGTAAATTGATGTTAAAGAGGTATTGTATTGCATATTTCCCAAAAATGGAATTAAGTTACAAGGCGACAACTCCATTATACGATAATTAATCTTTTCATTCACTTTTGTTTTTTTTCTTCAAATTATTTTAAATAAAAAACTATGGTAATAACAAGTAAAATAATCTATTAATATTAAATAAATTTAATCCACCTTCGGGTGGATTTTTTTGTTTCGTATATTTATACCTATGGAGTCATGGAAAAAATTTGCAGAGTCTTTGGGACTAACAAAAGAGTTAGAAAAAAATTATCTCAAGATTAGAGAAATATTCCAAAGAGAAGGGTGGACACAAAAGGATATTGAAAAACCTCCGTATTATCCTGAAGAATTAATGTTTTATCACAGAAACATCCAACCATTGATTCGGGAAATAGACCAAACAATTAGAGATTATGGTTTTGATGTTGACGGAGACGAAGTTGGTTATTATATTATGGATAAACTTCGTCATATAGATGACATAACCCCATTAAGAAAACCAAATGGCAATAACAAGTGAATTAATTAGCGGAACTACAATTTTAAACGAAGTTCAATCATCAAATATTGTAAGAACACAATATGATACATTAACTAAAAAAATGATTGCCGAATTTAAAAATGGAGTAAGATATGAGTATAGTGATGTTCCACATCAAACGTACACTCAATTTAGAATGGCAGAATCTCAAGGAAACTTCTTTAACAAAAACATTTCCAAAGCCCATACATACAAGAAACTATAATTATAAAGTATTTATCTGTATGGATACTTCAGAAATTATAAAAAGTTTTGAGTCTCAAGACAATCTAAACCTAAAAATTTGGGAAAAAGAAGGTAAGTCATACATGATGAGACCTGAAGTTAGAGACAAACTTTTAGAAACCGCAAATCTATTTATGGATTTTTTAGGGGTTGACGTAGTTGTAACAGATATCATAATGATTGGGTCATTGGTTAACTATAATTGGTCTAAATTTTCAGATATAGACTTACATTTAGTGGTGAATTACAACCAATTTCCAAACAACTCACAAGAATTGTATGCTGAATTTTTTGATCTAAAAAAAATTATATTTAACGACAGACACAATATAAAGTTATTTGGGTACGATGTCGAATGTTTCGTCCAAAGTGAAAGTGAAACAACATTCAGTAGTGGAATATATTCTATTTTATACGATATGTGGGTTAACGAACCAAAAGAATCTGAAAACAAAAACATTGATATTGATCTTCTTAAGGAAAAGGCAAATCAATGGATGAGAATTATTGATGGTGTAGTTGATAATATCAGTGATGAAGATCCTGATGAGATCAAACGTTTAGTTAAAAAATACAAAGAAAAATTAAAGAAATTCAGAAGTTGTGGTCTTGAAAAAAACGGAGAAATGTCCTTAGAAAATTTAGTATTCAAATTACTAAGAAGAAATGGGTACATTGAAAAACTATATGAGTTACCCACAGACCTTATAGATAAAAAATTGTCGATGAAACAATAAAAATCAGTAATTAAAAATAATTACGTTTATCGATATATTTATTAAGAAAAAATAATTTACATTAAATAACACAAATATGGCAGGACTTAGACCTATTGGAAGTGAAAAACTTGAGGGAATGGATAAAATCAGACGAATAATGGAAATTGCTCGTTACAATGAAAATATTCCTCAATCAGTAAATGAGACAAAGTCATCCGAATATAGAATAAATTTGGCTGATGGTAACACATATGAAATTGCTAGAGAAAGACAAGGTTATATTATTAAAAAATCTATCAATGAATCTGAGTTCGATTATATTGAACCAATGAAAGGTAGAAAATACTATTCATCTTATTCTCAAGCTTTAAAACGACTTAATTTAGTCACAAAAGAAGTTAATACCCTTTTTGAAAACGAGGAAGGTACTCCCCTAATCGGAGAGCAAAAAAAAAAGTACATATTAAAGACTAAAAAACCTAAAGCGGCGCCTGACGCAGGTGGAGAATTACCACCAGCACCTGATGCAGGGGCGGCTTTACCTCCATCACCCGATGCGGGAGCAGCTTTACCACCATCACCCGATGCAGGGGCTGAATTACCACCGGCACCTGATGCAGGAGCCGAATTACCACCATCACCAGATGCGGGAGCTGAATTACCTCCATCTCCTGACGCAAGCGCTGAATTACCTCCATCTCCTGAAGAAGGAGGAGAAATGCCACCATCACCTGAAGGAGAAGAAATGCCACCGGCACCTGAAGGAGAAGAAGAAGAGATGGAAGTTGATGTTGAGGAAAAACCAAGAGAAAAGAAAGTTTCAGATCTTAAAAGAATACAAATCCTTGTTGGTAAATTAGCACAAAAAATCAGATCATACGAAGAAGAAAAAGAACTTTCTTCACAAAACGTTAAATACGTAATTAACTCAATTTTATCGGCTTTAGATGTTGATGTTTTGGATGAAGATGACATTGAAGAAATCATTTCAAAATTAGAAGGTGGTGATGAAGATGAAGAAGGTGGTGAAGAAATGGACATGGAAGCAGAAGTTGAGGGTTATGAGGCAGAACAAGAAATGGTTCCCCCTCCACCATCACCTGAAGGTGAAGAAGAAATACCTTCACCTGAAATGGCCGAAGAATACGAAAGTTATGGTGATGCCTTTAGAGACTACTTACCTGCAGCTTATGGTAATGCCGCAATGAGAGGTATGACTGGTGAACAAACAGAAGATTCTGAAGGTGATTACGATGTAATTGATTTTGAAGAAATTGATGAAGACGACTATGCGTCTAAAGCTAGAAGAAAAAGACATTTTTACCCTGATACTGACACATTTACACATGGTACATTTGGTGAGTCAGTGGTAGATAAAGTTTTAAGTAGATATTTTACAATTTCAGAAGATGAGGTTAAAAAACAAGATTTAAAATCTAATCAAAATTATCAAATAAATAAAAAGAATATTATTAGACTTTCTGAAAATGTAGATCAAATGGATTCGGCTCTTGAATTTATCAAAGAAAACCCAAGAGTTAAACTTATTGGTTTGTCTGAAAAGAAAAACTTGATCTTCAAACAAGGGATCAATGAAGTTAAAATAACAAGAACTGGTAATATCATATGATTCAACTAATCTATATTAATGGTTTAGGGCCCAACTACAAAGGAGATAACATTTATGAATTTATCTTTTCAGATACATTAGAAGTGTTTGGTGAAAATTGGGAATCTAAACCGGCAAATGGATACCCTTTACCACCTGATTTAGAGTATATTAAAAAAGTTGGTACATTGATTAATGAAGAAGTAACATTTGAATTGGTTCAAGACTCAGATGTTTTTTCCGTTATTGATTCTATGGACGGAGTAATTGCTTTAGGGTGGGAAAAAGAAACAGATAACGTTGATTTTTCAGTGGTTAAAAGATTGGTATTCCAATTTGGGGAAACCGAAGAATCTGTTAAAAACAAACTATATGAGAGAGATATAGTATTACAGTTCGAAAAAGAAGTTGTATATGAAAACTAATAACAAAATTAAATTTTTAATGGAGAATGGCCTTTCAAAAAAGACTGTATCAGTAATGACTGAATCTCAAATAAATCTTCTTTTTGAGAAATTTAAAAAAATGAAAAAAGAAGAAAATAAAGAACAAGTACAACAAGTTCAAACAACTAAAACTATTGTTGGTCCTGAAGGTGGTAGTGTGGCTGTAAAACCTGGACAAACAAAAGTTAATTTAAAACCAGTACCAAACCAACCAGGTACGGTTGAAGTTATTGAAAAAGAGTTGTCTGAAGATGAGACTGATGATGTAACCTCGTCTAACGCTCAAGGTGCGGTTAATTTACAAAAATATACAGGTCAAGAAGCTCCGCATGATGCAAATGATATGGCTCCTGATGGTATGGATGATGATTCAGATAACGACAGATCGAATATGGGTATGTCAGAGTCTAAATTAAATGAAAAATTTGAGTCAAAGGCTCAACAAGGTTTATTTTGGGCTCGTTGTAACAAATGTTCCGATAAGAAATGTAAGTGGTGTAAAATGGCAAAAGAGTTTTCCGACTCTACAACCAAAAAAGAATACAAAAATATGACAGAAAAAAAACACCCTGAAAAAACTGTTAAAAACAAAAAGAAAGAAACAAAAGAGGTGTTCGAAAAATTTTTGGAAAAAAAAATATCAGAAATGGTAGATAATAACATCACCCCAAAAATGACTAAGAAAGACATTATTGAAACAGTTAAAAAAAAATCTAAAAAAATGAAGTCTATGATAATTCGTAGACCAAAAAAAGTTACAATGTTTTCTGCTGAAGCACCAATGGAACTACCTATAGGTAAAATGTTTTCTATTGGTAAAAAATAGACTTTACAACAAAATCCCTGAATTGATATTTATGTAATATGGGATTAACTAAAGAACAAGTCTTAATTGAATATGCTAGGTGTATGAGTGATACTCCATACGCACTAAGAACATATTTACAAACATACGATAATACAGTATCTAAATACGTACCTCTTGAACTATTTCCTGATCAAGT